TTCTGTTGGATCTGGTGTTACTTCTATTGATTCAAATAATTCTTCAGTTGTTGGTGTAGGAACGACATTCTTAGATAATGTCTATTATGTACATTCAATAACTTCTAGCGGATCAAATTCTGAAATTGTAACGAATGTACACTCTAGTTCTAATGTAATCGGTATTAATACTACTGGAAGCACCACAAGTCCTATTGGCAAATTCTCTTGGGGCAGACTGTCTGGATTTAGTAGATCCACTTCTCCTATCTCTATAGGTGTAACAGGATTTACAATTGACTCTGGGTTGTCAACATTCCCATCAATTCAAAGAAGAGATTATGGATTAAGAGATAGTGGAGCATTGAGAAAGGATCTTGGATAATAGTATAAATATAGGAAAAAGCTAGTAATATGGCTGCTATTGTAACAGATCAGTTTAGAATTCTTAATGCTAATAACTTTGTAGAGAATATAGAAAGCTCTTCAAATTCTTATTATGTGTTTTTAGGTCTATCTAATCCAACTCAGGTTGGTTTTGGTAGGACTTCTGACTGGAACACAAATACGCCAAATCCAGTAGATAATTTCAATAATATAAATCACGTCTCTGACACTATGATTTTTGGTAAAAAAGTCACTAGTGTTAATGTTAGAAGATTAATTAGAAGAATTGATTGGACGCAAGGAACAAGATATGAGATGTATCGTCACGATTATAGTGTTACATCTCCATCTCCAGTAACACAATCTTCTAGATTGTATGATGCTAATTACTATGTTATGAATAGTAATTACAATGTTTATATTTGTATTGATAATGGATCCTCTGGAATCAGCACTACAGGAAACGCATCTCAGGATGAGCCATTATTCACTGATTTAGAACCTTCAAGAGCTGGTGAAAGTGGAGATGGATATATTTGGAAATTCTTATTTACAGTTTCTCCTAGTGACATCATAAAGTTTGACTCAACAGAATATATTTCGGTTCCTAACAATTGGTCAACATCTACAGATTCTCAGATACAAGCAGTTAGAGAAAATGGAGATTCTACAGTTAACAATAATCAAATTAAGAAAGTTTATATACAAGATCAAGGATCTGGGTATTCTGGTGGTTTAGGTCAAGAAGTTAATATTTTAGGCGATGGAACTGGTGGAAAAGTTGTTGTAGATGTTGTAAGTGGAAAAATAACTAATGCTTCAGTTTCTTCTGGAGGAAAAAATTATACTTATGGTGTTGTTGATCTTGGATCAATAAATGCGAATGCCACTGGAAATTTCGCTAAACTAATTCCAATTATCCCACCATCAAAGGGTCATGGATATGATTTATATAAAGAGTTAGGAACTGATAAAGTTTTAATTTATGCCAGATTTGATGATTCAACAAAAGACTTTCCAACTGATACAAAGTTTGCACAGATTGGAATAGTAAAAAATCCTACCTCAATTGGGGCAACCTCTGTATTTACCGAAAGTCAATTTTCATCTTTATATTCAATAAAATTCTCTTCTGTTTCTGGAACTATTAGTGTTGGAGATAAAATAAGTCAATCCGTAACTGGGGGATCTGCTCACGGTTATGTGGCATCATATGATACCGAAACCAAGGTTCTCAAGTATTACAGAGATAGATCTTTATACTTTAATCAATCCACATTAGATCAAACAGATTATGTTGGCGTTTCGACAAGTTCAAAAGTATTAAGTTTTGAATCATCAGCAAATCCTGTTACTACATCTGGTGGTTTTTCTGGTTCTATTGATACTGGATTTACCGGTATTACTACAAACCCAACGGGCAATAAAATTATTAGTCTAGGAAGTCAATTTACAAATGGGTTGTCAAATCCAGAGATAAATAAAGGGTCAGGTGAAATTATTTACTTGGACAACAGACCTCTGATTACAAGAAATTCTAGACAAAAAGAAGACGTTAAAATTATCCTGGAATTCTAAAAAATGCCACAGAAAACTAATTTAAATATAAATCCTTATTACGACGACTTTGATAAGGACAATAATTTTTATAAAGTTTTATTTAAGCCAGGATACCCCGTACAGGCTAGAGAATTAACAACTTTACAATCTATCTTACAGAATCAGATAGAGTCTTTTGGAAGTCATATTTTCAAAGAGGGATCTATGGTGATTCCCGGAAATATTAATTATGACTCTGAATATTATTCAATTAGAATAAATCAAGATCATCTGGGTATTCCAGTTTCTCTTTACGCAGAAAATTTAGTAGGAAAGCGTCTAACAGGTCAAGATTCCGGAGTAACGGTAATTGTTGATAAGTACCTTTCACCATCAGACTCTACAGACATTACAGATCTAACACTATTCATCAAATATTTAAATTCTGGATCAGATAATACAGTTAAAACTTTAAATGATGGTGAAGTTTTAATTACCGAAGAATCTTTTGTATACGGAAATACTTCAATCAATGCTGGTGATACTGTAGCAACCTTGGTATCATTGAACGCATCAGCAATTGGATGTGCTGTAGGTATATCACAAGGTGTATATTTTATCAGAGGAACTTTTGTAGATGTAGCAACTGATAAAATTGTTCTTGATCCATATTCAAACACACCATCTTACAGAGTTGGTTTGAATATCTTAGAAGAAATTGTAACTGCCAAAGACGATTCTTCACTTTACGATAATGCTAGAGGATTTTCAAACTTTGCTGCTCCTGGTGCCGATAGATTAAAAATTTCAACAGTTTTATCAAAAAAACCACTAACAGACTTTAATGATAAGAGTTTTGTAGAGTTAATTAGACTTGATAGTGGTGAGGTTAAAAAACTTCAAAACAAATCAGAATATTCGGTCATTAAAGACTATTTTGCCAAGAGAACTTATGAAGAATCTGGAGATTATTCTGTAGATAAGTTTAATATTCAGGTTGCCAATTCATTAAATGATGGCATTTCAAACGAAGGAATATATCTTTCAACACAAACAACAGACTCTGGTAATATTCCTAGTGATGATTTGATGTGTGTTAAAGTATCACCAGGAAAAGCATATGTAAGAGGATTTGATATTGAAAAGCAGGCAACTACCATATTAGATGTTGACAAACCTAGAGATAAAGCAACTGTTAATACATCTTTAGTTCCATTCGAGATGGGCAATCTCTTAAGAGTTAATAATGTAACAGGAACTCCATTTGTCGGCATTAATACAAGTAATAACACCGTTACATTCTTTAATCAAAGAAAAGCATCTGAAGGATCTGGAACAGGAGATGAAATTGGACAAGCAAGAGTTTATTCTTTTAGTTTGAGTGATGCTCCATATTCCAATGATTCTTCCGAGTGGGAATTATATCTTTTTGACGTACAGACATTTACAAAATTAACTTTAAATCAAAGTCTAAATTCTAATCAGTGTCCGGCAACATCTTTTATCAGAGGAGTAAGTAGTAATGCTTCTGGATATGTAGTTACTGCAGCATCTGGTGTAGATATAACACTAACACAAACATCAGGAACGTTTATTGCTGGGGAACAAATTTTAATTAATGAGTCTTCAGAATATTCAAGAAGTGTAAAAAGTGTAAAAGTATTCAGCACACAAGATATTAAGTCTATTTTCCAAGGATCAACTTCGATTTCTTCTGGAATAAAAACTTCATTTGTTGCCGACACAGTTCTTCAAAGAATTTCTCCTCCAGGATTTAATATTACTGATAGACTTACTATTACTGGGGGTGTTAGTGCTGGAACAGTAACTTGTCCAGGTAAGAACTTTTTAGGAATCAGAAGTGATACTATTATCAGATATCAAGTTTCGGGTTTGTCAACGGAAACTTATAACAGAGTAGTTTCAGTTTCAAGTGATGGTCTAACTATGACCGTTGCTGGCATTTCAAGTGTATTTGGTGTATGCAATGGTGGATTGCCATCATCAACTCAATCAGTTACTTTTTCAATTGGTGTTCCAAATATCACTAATGATGAAACTGCAGGACTTTATGCTCCGTTAGATGCTTCAAATATTTCAGATGTATCACTAGCAAATTCAAACTTATTAGTAACAAGTCAACTGAGAGAATTAACAACTAATTCTGTTGGATCTTTGAGTGTTGATGTTACTTCTACTGGAATTTCTAGTGCGTTCTTTGAAACGTTTGATGCTGAAAGATACTCAATTCATTATTCTAATGGTGATATTGAAGATTTAACTAGTGATCAATTTACACTAAATTCAAATGGATCTCAAATTGTATTTTCTGGGTTGAGAACAAGTCAATCTTCAAATGTAACCTTAAACGCCACTGTAAGAAAGAATTTAATTAGAAATAAGCAGAAAGACTTTATCAGAAGTCAAAAATTAATTGTTGATAAATCAATTTCTGGAATTTCTACAGCATTAAGTGGATTAAGTACAAATCAATTTTATGGTTTAAGAGTCCAAGATAAAGAAATTTCTTTAAATGTTCCAGATGTTGTCAACATTGTTGGTGTTTATGAATCTCTAGATACATCTAATCCAACTTTAGATAAGTTAACTTTTGTTTCTGGATTATCACTGGATACCAATTCAATTTTAGGCGAAAGAATTGTTGGATCAAGTAGTGGAGCAATTGCTCAACTTGCCACTAGATCATCTGCCACAGAGGTAGAAATTTGTTACCTAACGCCTCAAACGTTCACCGTTGGTGAAACTGTAACGTTTGAAGAATCCAATATTGTTACGAATATTCAAGTTATAACTGTGGGTAATTACTTAAATATTACCAACAGATTTGATCTAGACAAAGGACAAAAAGAGCAATATTATGACTATTCTAAAGTAGTAAGAAAAATAAATTTCCCAGAACCAACAAGAAAATTATTAATCGTATATAATTACTATACTGTACCTTCAAATGATCTTGGAGATTTATATACAGTTGAGTCTTATGCTCAAGAAAGATTTACAAGTGATATTCCAATCTTAAGAAATTCTTTAAGATCAACTGATACTTTAGATTTCAGACCAAGAGTATCAGAATTTACTTCAACAACTTCTTCGCCATTTGCTTTTGCGAGTAGAACTTTTGGATCTTCTGGAAACAATCCTACTCTCGTTGTTACTCCAAATGAAAGTTCATTAATAGGATACAGTTATTATCTACCAAGAATTGACAAACTTGTTCTTGATAGTCTGGGTAATTTCTCATTGATCAAAGGTGTTTCTGCTCTAGATCCTAAAGAACCAACAAATGTAGAAAGTGCGATGGATATTGCCACCATCAATCTTCCTGCTTATTTGTATGATCCAGACGATGCTGTAATAACTCTTGTTGATAATAGAAGATATACAATGAGAGATATTGGAAAGTTGGATGATAGAATTTCCAATCTAGAAACTGTTACATCTTTAAGTCTACTTGAATTAGACACTAAAACACTGCAGGTTCAAGATGCTGACGGTCTTTCAAGATTTAAATCTGGATTTTTTGTAGATGATTTTAAAAATAATAATCTATTGGACATTCTAAATCCAGATTGTAAGTGTGATATTGATGTAGAAAACCAAGAATTAAATACTCCTCTAGATTTTTATTCATTAAAACCAGAATTATCTTTACTACCATCAATCAACACAGATACTGCTGATTTTTCGGCAAATCTTGAATTATTGGATTCAAATGTTAGAAAAACAGGTGATCTAGTCACATTAGACTATGAAGAAACTGGATGGATTGAACAACCTTTAGCATCTAGAGTTGAAAATGTCAATCCATTCAATATGATTGAATTTGTCGGTAGAGTTCAATTGAGTCCCGCTTCTGATAATTGGGTTAGAAATGTATTTGTTAGTGGTGGTGAAAGAACAATTACTGGAGACTTTGATGGTTCTTACGTAGAAACAATTAAAATAAGTAGCGAACCAGATACTCACATCAGATCCAGAAACGTTGCTTTTGGTGCTGGCGGATTGAAACCAATTACAAGATATTATCCATTCTTTGATAGCACTAGTGGAATTGACATTGTACCTAAACTTCTTGAAATCACAATGACTTCTGGAATATTTCAGAATGGTGAAACTGTAGATGGATTCATTGGTGG